AGATTAAGGCCACAATGTCAAGTATATAAAAAGATAACTCAAGTTATTGTTCCTATGCCATCATCTATTGCAGAAGCTATTGATAATGAAATAGATAATAAAGGTCTACCAGGGCTTAAAAATGGATATTCATTAATAGAAGCAAAAGCAATCATACTAGATTTAGCTAAAAATCTATGGCATATATACGCTTATGGAGAGATAACAGATACAGTAGATGCAACTCATATTTTATTTAAAACAGATAATAGAGGATTAGGCAATTTAAAACATAATAAACTAATGGATTATATTAAATTTATTACAACAGAAATGCTTGCCCCTGAAGAAGATATGGATACTGAAGCTATAGGAAAGAATATGTATAATATTTTCAGACACTGTGAAAGAATATATTGGGAATACTCTGTTTCTTACCATAATGAAACTTTATGGGATGAATTAAATCGTAAAATATTTGATGATATTGATAAAGCTGAAGCTGAATTACCAATAGCTGATTATAGAATGATGATAAATACCTATAATATTCAAATGAACAATGTAGCTTATCTAGAATATCTTGATGTAATTAATAACTCAATACAAGGAGATGCAAACAATGGTCAATTCTAAGACTGAACCTAAAAATGCTAAATTCTATATCTCTAAGGAAGATTGGAATACAGTAATAGCATATGCAGAATCAGCATATCATCAATTTAAGTCAGAAATTGGCGGACAATTAGTGGTTGTTGAGAATGAAGATGGAGATTTTATATTAAAATGTCCTGTAATCCTTAAACAAACAGTATCTAGTGGTAATTGTGAGATGGAAGAAGAAGCTTTAGCTGTTCATTATTCTAAAATGGTAGGTCAGTATGGAGATAAAATACGTCATTGCTGGTGGCATAGCCATCATACAATGGGAGCATTTTGGTCAGGAACTGATGATGCTACTATATTAGAAGATAGAACTCATGATTTCTCTGTTTCTCTCGTTGTTAATTTGAAGCAAGAATATAAACTTAGAGTTCAATTTTTCTATCCATTTGAGCACGAAGAAAATGTTACATTAAATATTCTTGAAGAAGAATCTGAAAGAAATAGTGGAATAGATTCATTAGTTAAAGAACTATGCCAACCTTCTATTAATACAGTAAATCATTATAATCAAGCAAGTATACACGGAAATCAAAGTTCTTTATGGACAGAACAGGACCAGAAAGTAGTTGATGATTATAATATGGGATATAATTATAGCTTGACTAATGAAAAGAAATCTAAAGTTAGCCTTGATAGTATTCCTGAAGATAAAGTTAAACCAGTTAATGATTTAATAGAAGACTTTCAAGATAAGCTGCTAGAAGATGATTGTACTTATGAACAGTATTTAGAAATGAAACGAACTGTTAATAAAAGTATTAAAAGATACAACCTTAAAATGAAGCATATGAATAAAGCAGAGCTTGAAAGAGTTGTATATCATTATTGGCCTGAAGATTTTCTTGAAAATATTAACAAAAAGGAGGGTGAAGTTGCAAATTAATGAACGAAGTAGAGGTCTAATCGAAGACTTTGATAATAAAATATTTCATATATTAGGATGCGGGGCTATAGGTAGCTCTGCATCTACACAGCTTTGTCGTATGGGTGCAGATAAATTTGTTTTATATGACCTTGATAAAGTGGAGATACAAAATATTGGTGTATCTCATTATATATGGAAAGATATAGGTAAAAACAAGGTAGAAGCCTTAAAAAGACACCTTAAAATGATTAATCCAGATAGCGATGTTTCCATAGAACCAGGGCGGTTCTCGGCATTCGTCAAGCCTCTCAGCGAAGACGATATCGTGATTCTGGGTTTTGACAGTATGGACAGTCGCCTTGAGGCCGCGACTGCAGCGCTAACTCAGCGTAACAGACCATTCGCTATAATCGATGGCAGAATGGGGGCGGAGGAGTACCAACAGTATGTGCTAACTCAACCAACTCTTAAGAAATATAAAGATACTTGGTATAGTGACGCAGATGCATCGGAGGACCCATGTAACGCCAAGGCGACATCCTACTGTTCTAATATGGCTGGAGCATTTATCTCCAATGCCGTAAAACGATTACTAACAGAAGAGGAATGTCCTGAGAAATTTCTCTTCACTTTCACAGGATTATCACTTGGTTATACTAGCTAATTAACGTATATTATAACCATTGATAATGACAAAATAGGAGGTGTTTATGGCATTGAAAAAAGCCAAACGCAAACCTGTTTCTGTTAATCCAAAAATCCTATTGCTATATGGGGCTCCTAAGGTCGGTAAAACTACTATGTTAAGTAAACTAAACAACTGTTTAGTTATTGACACCGAATCTGGGTCCCATATGCTTGAAGGCTATTTTCATGGAGTTAACAGTAAAGAGGAACTCCTGGAGTTTTATAAAGAAGCATCAGAAGGTCATGAATACGAAATCTTTGCTTTAGATACAATCGACAAGCTAGTCGAATGGACAGCAAAAGATGTAATTAAGGAAACAGGGGTAGATGATATCGCTGACTTACCTTATGGTAAAGGTTTCGGTATGATTCGTGAAAGAGTGATGAATAATATAAAGAAACTTCAGAGTCTATGTCCAAAGACTATTATAGTTGGACATCGTAAAACAGCAGCCGCTGTTGATAATTCTACAGCCGTAGAACCTGAATCATTAGATTTATCAGGCAAGCTTAAAAACCAGTTAATGGCTCAATCTGATGCTATTGGCTATATGTTTAGAGGCGATGAAGATGAATTAATGGTATCATTTCAATCAGGCGTAGCATTAGAAGCAGGTAGTCGTTGTGAACATCTTAAGGGAAAGGTATTCCCTTTTGATTGGAAGAAAATCTATAAAAAGGAGAGTAAATAATGGCATTATTTAAGCCTAAAGGTAGTAGTAGTGGCGGAGGTGGCAATAAATTTATGGGTGTATGTGAAATGGGTATTGTTTCATTTGCAGACAAATCAGCTGATTTTGATTGGGCTGATATATTTATTGTTGCTGAAGTAGGTATTAAAGATAGTGAATATAATCGTGAAATCAAAATAAGAGGTTCATTTGATAAAGATGCTAAAGGAAATATTACAGGAGGTTCAGTATTGAATCGTATGTATAAATTCTTTGGTGACATTGGATGTAATGCTGGTGTTAATATTAAAGGACAATGGGAAGCTGCAGATGGTGAGCCTATAAAAGATATAGCTAAATATCTTAATGATAATCATACAGAAGGTGGATTGCCTGGAGCTACTGATAATCATGATTTCGTAGGTTATGTTTATAAAGAAGAAAACAAGAAAACAGGGAAAGCTTATAATACAGTTCATTATCGCTTATTTCCTAATAATAGTACTGGTAAGGTTGACCTTGCTAGTCATGTTAAATGGATGAAAACTAATGGATATTTAAAAGAAGCAACAAATGTTCCTGTAAAACCTAGAACAGATGCAGTACTACCAACTGCAGTAGAAGATGTTCTGTGAATTACGTAGAGATAGCTAAAAAAGAACCACGGAATCGCGGATTTGTGATTCCTAAAACGGAGCTATCGTCTTATATCAATCCTGAAGAACCTTTGTATCGTTCTATATATTTATATGACGATGTAGGGAAAAGCCAAATTGAAGAAGCCGGGTCCGTAGGAGATTACTACGGTACTCGGTGGATTGATAAGGTTGTGATTGATATAGATAAAGGTGATAGTTCTAATGAAGAAACATTACGTCAAACACTAGCGTGTGTATTTGAATTGGGAGATAGGGGTTTATTACCTCAAAAATCAATTCAACCCTTCTTTAGTGGTAGCGGCTATCATCTAATAATTCCAAATAGTGTATTTAACTTTGAAGCAACTCCAGAATTACCTTATATAGTACGTAGAACTATGACAGAGTTACTGCCAGGTATTGATGACATGGTATATATTCGTTCAGCAATATATAGAGTTCCTCATACCATAAATTTAAAAACGGGATTATATAAAGTACCATTAACTATTAACGAATTAGAAACATTAAAGGCAAGTGAGATACTTGACATTGCAAAAAGTCCAAGATTAGAATTTGCTTATCATTCTTTAATAGGTGAAGGAGAGCTAGAAGAGTTTGTAATTAAAGAAGCGCCCAAAGTTACTGAATTAAGGCCAGTTACTGAAAATACTAAGGTTGTACCTTGTGTACAAAGAATGTTAGCTATAGGACCCCAAAAAGGCTCTAGAAATAACATTACTATGAGAATAGCTAGTCATTTCAGGAGACATGGTATACCAAGTGAATTTGCTAAGATTTCATTACGTCATTGGAACAATAACAATCTTGACGATAATGTATTAATGAATAAGATAGAACAAACATATAATAAAGGATATCAATATTCTTGTCAGGACAAGTATATGAAAGAATACTGTCAGACTAGATGTATGTTCTTTAAAAGAAAAGATTATCTTATAGATATATTATCAGCAGAAAGTCTTCAAGATGAATTTCATAATAGAATGACTACAGATTTTAAAGGAAGAACTGTAAATCTATCTAAAATGTTAGGATTACCTAAAGAAATAGATGCTACAATCTTTCCTGGTGAATTGGTAACAATCTTTGGGCCAACTGGTTCAAATAAGACGACATTAGCACAAAATCTTGCATTAGGTGTTGATTTCGTAAATGATAAAATAGTCAAAGAGTGGCAGATTCCAACGCTATTTATATCTCTTGAATTATCAGCATGGTATATGCATAGAAGGCATATGCAAATAGTATCAGGCTGTAAAAAAGAAGATGTAAATGAAGGATACGATGGTATCTTTAAAAGGCATCAAGATGAATTGAGTCATGTTTCCATACAGACTATATCACCTACAATAGAGCAAATTAAAGAAAAAATACGCGAATTAAATCCAGCCATGGTAATCGTAGATTATATTGACCTTGTTGAAACTCCTCCACATGTTAAGGGAGAGTACGAACAAATTAAACATATATCTCATAGTTTATCTAATATGGCTGTAAATTTCGATTTAATAATCATTCAAATTTCTCAAGTTAGTCGTGATTATAGTAGGAACGAAGTTCTTGATTTATATGCTGGTAAAGGGTCAGGAGCTATAGAGAACGCCAGTAGAAAAGTACTGGGGCTCAATGGACAAGCTGATAGTTGTGTCAAGAATGTTAGTATGTACAAAAATACTGATGGAGAATTATTTGATACTCAGCTCGAATGGCGTCCTAGTTTTAGACTTAGGAGGGTAAATGAATAATAAAGGTTATATCTTTGACTTACTTAAACTAGAAAATGGGTTTGTAATAACGTTGTTTTCTATAATTAAATTTGGATGGCTGGGTACGGATTTAGAATCTAAATTCTACAAATGCATACAAATTGGTTTTGGAAAATTAGAATTTACATTTTCAATATCATGGGGTAAGCAAATATTATCAATAGACAATATAGGAGCCTACTCATAGGAGAAGTCATATGGAGAGAAAAAGATATAAACGGAAAAAAATTAAACACAAATCTACTATAGATTGGGAAAAGAAATTTTTACCGTTATTACGCAAACATCATGGGACACATTCCCAAAGCGTTTTCCATAGATTAATGAAAAAAAGTTCTACATTACGTTCTACCCTTAAAAGAAGGAGTAAAGAGTATGAAGTGGAATTTAACATCTCTCTGGCGACTATTAGAGAACTGTTCTTATCAAATTATGGCTCATCCTGTAAGTACTGTACTAATATACTTACTGTTGCTAATATGGTCTGTGACCATGTGGTACCTCTTTCTTGTGGTGGTCCATCTACTCTTAAAAATGTAGAGATGGTATGCAGGAGATGTAATACTAGAAAAGGGCCTTTAACTTCTATTCAATATCAAGTAGTTGTTGATTGGTTAAATTTGCAACCCGAGCAAGTAAGCTCATATATATATCGGAAGTTATCTGGAAAGGAGATGTTTTAAATGGCTAGGAGTACTATACCTAGAAAGTATACAGCAAAACAAGTTGAGGCTTTAATGAGTGGAGATAAGGATATAAAGACAGTTAAAACACATACTGTCTATAAAATAGAGAAGAATATCCCTATACCCGCAACATCAAGGCCTATGAAATATCCTTTATTAGAGATGGAAATAGGAGATTCTTTTGTAGCTGCTTATTCTGAACGTGTTTATATCAGGAGTGCAATTGCTAGAACTCAGAAATTAACAAATAAAGAATATCAATTTTGTACTAGAACGATAGTTGGAAGAGGAAGGGCTGGTAAACAAGTACGCGTTTGGCGTATTGTTTCAGAATAGCCCAGGGAAACGAATGAAAGGGAATGAGATAAGTAAATCTAGCAAGGTTAACTCTTGTTCCCTTTCGTTGTTTAATATCTC